GCCCTGTAAAGGGCTTAGAGTTACTTTCGTACTCAGGAACCACCCCCCTATCCTTCGATAGGTCCCCGTGTTCCGTAGGGACGATAATTATCAGTCTTTATCTTAGATCACTTGAAGAATGCATTTCTGCGTTCCTCAGCTGTTGTTCCGGCGATGATATTACTATCATCGTTGAACATGAAGTTGGCTATTCTAGCTAATCGGGCTTTCTCTTCGAGATCCGCTCTAGTAGATAGATCAGCTTCAAGTTCCTTTTCATCCGTATGACGTTTTCGTAAAAGATCAAACTATATGCCTTTAAGGGCAAAAGAATGAGATTTATGACTTTCATCATCTGGATAATCACGGAATTGGTTCCTCAACTTAGTTCCTAAGTTGGCTAACCACTAAACTCTAACTTCTGTTAGTTTCTTCTCCGGGGCTAGAGATTCCTAGTCAAGAAGGGTTAATTCTTTAACCATTTCTTCTAGGTTATCTATAGAAATCGTTGCTGATGCTAGTTTTCTTGCTTTTTCCTAACTATTAAAAACAGCTAGTGCAAAAGGATGATAACTAAAATCACCAACAATCTCATGACCTTCGCCTGGAGTATTAAGAATATTCGTTAAGAATGATTTTAATGTCCAAGATAAGTCCATGACCTTTTGGGATACCAAAGCACCAAGGACCCTTGAGAGTTCACTCTTAAGCCCAACCACCGTGTTAGGGATCATATATTCATTATTACATGTAGCTTCTCCTATGAAACGCCTAGCGTCTTCATAATTGAAGTTACGGGTAATCCTGTCTATAAACCAAAAACTCCTTAATTGATTCATTAAGGACTTAATTTCACTTTTACTTAAATGGCGTGAAGTTTTTAATTTCATACCATTTATCAAAGTGTAACTAGGTAATAGAATCACTTTCTACCAATTTCGCATTAAGCTCAGTGGTGATAAGAATGAAGGACTAATGAAGCCACGGTCACGGAGACTTAGAATCTATGAGAAAACCTCGAAAGGTTTCCAAATGTTTTCTACGAACCCCTTAATCGGAACTCCAGTAATCTCAATTCCAAGCCTGTACCATCTCTTAGCAAATTCATATGAATCATCTGATTTATGTGATTTTGTCTATTGGATGTCGACTCCTAGTTGCGCGAGAACTGATGAATAAGAGTTAGCGACGTCATCGTCACTAATAACTATATCATCACCCAGTAGAATGTAATCGTAGAATGGGTATAACCCAATCTAGAATGCAGAATACTGGACCACCATATGGTGGGTTAAAGAGCAAATAGCCCATGAACTCCTAGCTCCCATTGGTTGACCGGCACCATAGGTGACAGTCTTCTAATCTGGAGTCAGGAAAGGAAGTTCCACTAATACTTTTCGCCATGAATGTGCAACTATAGGACTTATCTATTCTGATAAGAGACTAAATTGAACGCTCATAGGGAATCTATCAGTAAACGCTTTCAAGTCAAGAGAGTGAAAGTGATGCCCATCTTTCTTAGGGATAATCGGATCCTGTGTAAACGTTCTATCCATTGGAATCGAACGCTAGCATTTGAAGATATCTTTAGATATCCCATCAAGGCAAACTTGAGTGATGTAATCAAAGATTGCAACAACTCTTGTTTTACCTTCAGTTTCCTTTACGAAAGACAGTCTACGTGTAACAGCTGGTTGCTTCTAGGATTTAACCCCTGGAAGAATCCATCTAGTTTCATTTAGCCGTCCTCCGGATTTTCTACTAAGATCGACGAGTTTCATTACGCTTTCGGTACCTATAAGGCCTTGCAGCCAAGTAGGATTACCTGTCCAAAAACTTGTCCAAGAGGTCATAATAGCCTTTCCGACTGGTCCTGCTTTCTAATTAAGAAAGAAGGAACTTAGAGTTAGAGTATGCATAAATGCAACTAATCTAAAGTCTTTTATAAATAAATTTATAAAAGAAACCGGAATAACTAATATATCCTTTTTCTCGGGTTCTGTAATTGTAGAGTAATCTACTTTACCGACAGGTGGTCTTAGTGCCCTTGAAACCTGGAGAATAGTCATTGCAAATCTAATGAGTTGAGGGTCTCCTGACACGAATAAAGGTTTTAACGCCGATATTCTAGTTGGGAAACCATCAGAATCAAGAGAAATGCGAGAAGTTATTGTCTAGGGCTCTTTACATAGAAACTTAGTACATGCGCCCCTTACTCCCTTGAGATATTGGGTTGCAAATACTATCCCTCGGCTTTTGACTAAAATCTTGAGACAGGAAAATAGTTCTTTAATCGCATTCCGACGGATTGTAAAAGGAACGTCTGAGAAATAAAATTGTGAAATAAGTTTTAGGACTTTTAATATCGCATATAAGCGAGAATTATAATTTCTAGAGTTTGTTTTCATAAATGTTTCATTATTGTTAATGGCGATTTATTTGCTCCCCGCTGCCACTTCGGGTCACAGGTCTTGAGAATCAAGAGTTGGGCTCACGTATGAGGGTCTCTTACCGTGCAAATTATGCCCATATCCTCCTGGTCATTGATCGGTTTTCCTGTAAAGGATTCCTTTGATTGAACATCAAGAGGTATGAGTATAAAGTGAAGAAACTTTAGGTTTCTACTTCCTTCTAAGAACATCAGTTTTACCACTACTGAGTCTGGGGTTCCGGCTGGTAACCGGGATGTGCTACTTCCAAGTAGACACGCTAGGAGCATTAATTTGCTC